TCTACTTTTGTGGCTCATAGGATATGGATGGAGCCCATTACAAATCTTATAATCTTCCAATACGGTCAAGCGACGTATACGAGTGAAGCTGAAGCTATTTCTAAATGGACGCAAGATATTGACTGCTGTTTGGGGTTGATTAATCGGTGTTCCTACTACAGTTCCCGTCCCATGTCGGATAACTCCAAGATACTGTAAACTCCTACGATTAGCAGATGTTAAAGTATTTGTATCACCTATCTGTACAACAACTGGTACTGCTGATGAAATGTCGAGAAGTATGTAAGTGTGTTTTGATGTCCCCAACTCGGTTAACGCAACATTATTGAAAGCCGGTATTTTTACTCTTTTGCCAATTGTATTAACTGGATCAGTAGAATTAAAGTATTCAACTAAACCTAAGTCAATATTAAAAGTGGTTCCCCCCGCTGCTGCAGTGATCTTGCAACCGTGAATCAATCCTAAGCATTTTATTTTGTCTTTTTCAAGAAGAGTAACTACGCCTGATGCATCCACATGAAACACATGAGTCGGATCATCTGTAGATATATCTGTACCGGTATAATATATAATTGCATCGGTACTGGTTCCTGCAAAAGTAGTTATTTCAGTTACTGTAGGTTCCCCAGTGAGCGCAGGGTTTACTGTAGTGTCCTCTGCAAATATTCTATTCTTACTTTCTTTTAACTTTTTAAATACTATAGGTGTGGCTGAGCCCTTTCCTACTTCCCAATCGCCGTCAGTTCCTGCACGTAATATTGACGCTTCAACTTTCACGATGACGCACGAATCAATAGCGGTTTCCCATTGGTCGTCTGTGAAATCCTCAACTTTAGGGATTGTACCGATACCTCGGATGGTTAATAGATTTCCCGTTTGGTCTTCAACCTCATAAATACCGTCAACCGCTCGGGAATTTATAAGCGCTAAAAAATCATTTTGTGTGAATGTATCTGAGCCGTCTGTAATAACTGTGGGGTTGCTAGTCGACGCCACTCCAGCTGTGAATTGTCCGTTAGTAATGGTGTCGGTGATGTTTGTTACTTTGTAAACTGCTCGTATTCCGGCAGTTGTTGCAAGGGTGTTATTATAGGAAGTATTCGCGCTGAGATAGGAGTTAGATCCGAGCATCGAGAGTAATGTTTGATTCGTGGGCATTTGGTGAAATGTTGCTGCCCGTCCGGTATTTTCAGAAAAAATAATCTGGCCAAACGTACCGCCGATATCAATACCCGCAAGAGCTATATCCGTATCTCCCGCTGTAATTGTCACAAATAGATCGGCATTAAGTTTGAAAAAAACTTCAGTTCCAAGATCAATATTATTATCACCCGGAACGATAGTTAACCCGTCGACATCCGTATCCCGTTTTAGATCATACAAAGGTACAGGATTAGTATCGCTATTTTCACGTATCGTGATATTGCATCCGACTGAAGTATTAGCCGTATTATTTACGATTTTATAAAATGTTGCCGTCCCCGCTACAGGATTGACGACATTATAGGTATGCTGGGCTCCAGCAACTATCGGAAAATCCGTATCCTGAATTCCGATAGTTGCCTGAAGGCGTTCCGGCCCATCGAGATGAGTAAAAACGGGTTGTAAGCTACCTACATCATTGTCCTGTTCTGAAGTAGGAGCCTGAATGATCGTCCCACTTGATCTTTCTGTTGATGATATTACCGCACCACCATTCGATATATCCCAATTACCTACGCGAAGAGAATTACCTCCAGGCACATTGAATGCGTTATTCGCTGTGATTTCACCCGTTATTGGGTCAACAGTTAAACCAGCAAAAATAAGTTTACCCGCTGCGTCAGCTTGAGGGATTTGACCTTCTGTTAATGTTGTGATTGTTGGATCTACGCCGGCCCCCGCACCAGAGCCTATTTGAGATATGCGAGAAGTAGCAATAAATGACATATCATAGCACTCCGTCTGCGATTAACTCCCAGCCATCACCGGTAGCACGTACAAATGTTGTTACAGCTTCGGTTTGTTGGAATTGTTCTGAGATTTCGGGATGAGACTTGTAGGCGGTATCTTCAGTGGCAGTTTCGTTAAACAATAGCGCCCCATCACCCTGTTTATCTACTGTAACTACGACCGCCCCTGTGGCTATCTGCTCGAATGTTTGGGACACTATTACTCTTGTTTTAGCCATTGGCCAGTTCCTCGATTGCCTCTACGGTATCGTCGAGAGCAGTAATTGTTTCAGTATCTTCTGTGTTCCCGAATTCAGCTTGAAGTTCCAATATCGGGCGCATCATCTCAGCCTTTTGTTCATTCTCGCGTTTTAACCGTTTAATATTCTTAGAAAATTTAGTTCCAGTTAGATTCCGGGATTCTTTGGCATTAGTAGACCAACCCTCTTCAATAAGCCCTTTTGATCCTTTTACCTGCTTGAGCATATCCGTAGATGGCTTAATCACGCCATACCATTCAACCTGAATCCATGCGCCAAATACATCATACTGCAGGGGGTCCCGCCAAGCATCGAGTAAGCCCGTAGCTTGAATGCGATTCTGTAAAGTTTCACTAATAAGCCATTCGACATATATAGGAGTCAGAAAAGTGTCACCCCAATTCCCCCACACTTTATTCAAATAGATTTTAAACTCATTTATCGCCGCTTGGCTAGCACTATAGTTATTACTGAAGGCTAAGCGCAATATTTCAGGAGGGATTTCGTTAGCCCATGCTATCGCCTGAATAATCGCTTCTTCGAAAACACCGAAGTTTAAATCGATACCCTGGCTGCCGAACCCTACTGGCTCTTCGCCGACTTGTAGTTCCTCCATCACCACGCCGGGTATCTGCCCTGCTATAGTGCGCGTTCGGGAGGTGCCATCCGAGTCGGTAACGGAAACTACATCTTTCCGAACCGCCCCGCCAGTTACTGGCAATGAGCCCAGTTTATCTTCAGTTTTCTTGATAAACATAGCAAGAATTGAGTTTATAACGGCCTTACGCTGCACACTATCTCGGTAACGGTCTATTTCTTTTAACGACTGCAAGATTAGTGAGAGAAGAGGCTGGCCGCGTACATCGTCATGCCGTTTATCTGTGCCGTATACGAGCCATGAAATGCGACGGCCTGACTTTTCCCCAAATGCAGGAATACGCTTCGTCGTTCCGTCGTCTTGACGTATCCAATGCGCAACAACACGGCCGAGCGCATTCATCTCGACGCCATGCTCAATTTTATGACCTTTACGGATATTGGAGTCTCCGCCTAATGGCGTTTGTACCTTACTACCGTTAACGAGTTGTACCGTGGGGAGGCCGGTTCGTCGAGACTGGCGTATAACGATTAGTACATCGCCACCAATTAGCGCCTCGGCTCGTGCTGCGCGTTGTAACGCCCAGAATGTTTCGGACTGACGCCAATCGCACATTTTAGGATTTTTACCCCAGATAGCGAAACGGTTTTCTACGGTTTCAGTCCAATCCGCAAGACTCTCCTCAGGTACGCCGATAATATCCTCGTCTGGGAATGCCTCAGGGCTTAAACCGACATTAATCTCGTTCGTTACAAGGCGGCGAATGAGACCACGAGCATATAAATTTTCATTGAATAGCTGTGCCGAACGGGCACGAAGAGTCCAATAGTCAACAATTTGTAATTCTGTAGCACCGAATCCGCCGAGGAATTTATCGCCATCCAGGAACGTAATATCGGCCGCACCTTGTGTAAACGGGTCAAGAGCATCAATCGAGACGCTAGGTATAACAGCACTTTGGGGGTGCGTTGCATGCCACACTTTATTTATAGCGCTCTGTAATAGGCTCTTTACCATGCTGGTCTCGCGATTACCACATTGCCGCCATTAAGGCGCGCCTCTAAAGTACAGAGGCGGTTATAGAGTGTATCAATTTGGCGGTTTATCCACTCAATGTCTAGCTTTGTAACTGATTGTTTACTTTGCCCTGTATCGAGCGTATACGATTGCACGCCACCAGTCGCTAACGCGAGATTAGCGTCTTCATAGGCAACGATAGCCAGCTTAGTGGCGTCAATGCGCGCTTGAACGAAGGCTTTATTCATGCTACGAGTATACCTGCTTACTGCTTGGTTGCAAGGCGCCCGAACTGCGCGTCATTGTCGGGATGTTCAGCAAAAGTCCAAAACTCAGCCCAATCTATCGTTTCTAGCTCGAAGTGCTGGATGCAGATATTCCAGGCCAATATCTCAACGCCTGCGTGGCCATAGACCAACAAATCCCATAGCTCGTTTCTAGCATTGCCCGGACGGTGCCACACGTAAGTCGTATTGCCATTTTCATCTTGCTTTTTCACGCGTGTTTCAACAGTAAGCTCTTTTAGCTGCCCATCCTCCACGTCTATGGGGGCGTTAAAGTGGTATCGCTTCTGCGGGCCGGACTCTTCAAACCACTCGCGCCGTAACACTGGTGCCAATCGATCTTTATAGTGGTCAACTAGGATACGGTACCCTGTTGTACCTGATTGGGTGGTGAACTCGGCAAATTCTTTAATCGTTTGGTTTTTAGCCGGACGGTCACGCCCTAAAATAGCGTAGACATTACTAACATAGTCTGAGCAAAAGCCTGTTACCGTGTCGTTGGCGTATCCCGCGTCAATTAACGTTACCAGGATCTGGTAGCGTTGGCCGTCGTCCGCCAAGTATTCAGTTTCTTCAATAAGTGTGCGTAGGCGCCCCCACACCGGGCTAGTCGTTTCGCTGCAATCGTCTTCTTCGCTCGATACCTCGAACCGCCAATAATCTACAACAAAACATTTCGCGTCACGGGTCCACCCCATAACACTGACTGCTAGGTTATTTTTATGGACGTCAACTTGACACGTCAGAAACAGGATACGTGACCCCGCGTGTTTAGCGGCGTAAACGTTCGGTATCTGGCCAAGACGGTAGCAGGCTCGACGGTGTGAGGATACCGCGGTAAAACGTATTTTAGCCCCCTGCACTCTGAAGGCCACCCCTAGTGTGTTGTTGTAAAATTCTTGGTATTTGCTGATAGATATGATTTGTTTTGTCTTGGGGTCGAAAGCGTCCAAATAGTCCGCTATGCACTTCGACCAAGGGCGAAACCCGAACGGACTGTAGAACGCCGGTAAGTGGTACGAGCGAATGCCTGGCTCTCTAGGCTTGGCGGTGGGCAGCCAATGCGCGCCGTGCTCGGTGGCAAAAAGGCGTTCCGTATCATGCTCGAAGTGCTCATACCCGCAGCTTTTACAGCAAGATGAAAATGGCAATACGACTTACGTGTGGCACCGTCCGGGCAATGCTAGAAACGAGCTATGGGATTTGTTGGTCTATGGCCACGCAGGCGTTGAGATATTGGCCTGGAATATCTGCATCCAG